GCTATTGGTTCAGATACATTAAGTCTCCTTAGTAATTGCATCTATAACCTTTATAGTCTTCGTAGCACCCAATAGATATTCAAACTAACGAGCATACCAGTTATATCAGTTAACTAACAATTAACATACATTAAGACTTTAGGAGGGTGCATATCTAACCATCGAGCATATAATTATATTTTCAAAATTAGATTACCTGTTTATAACAAAAAGATATTAGACTAATTATTATATTTTCAAAATTGATATGTCAGTTTTAAACGAAAAGATATTTGACTTATGGTTGAATTCATCGAAGTGACATACTACACAATCCTAATCTTTGATTTACGCCTATTTCTCTATCTATGTGGTATGTTAGTATACATTTGATATTTGAGTGTCTTAAACGTGCTTAAAATGAGTTTTGAATATCGGTTTAATTTACCAGAATATATCCACATACAATATCAACCAATTAAAAAAATAACTGCATAAAAAAAACCTATCATAAAATGAATTATAATAGGCTAAATTTATAGGTAAAATATATCTTAATTATTTGAAAGTTTAGTTATAATTTCATCGTATATTTTACTTGCTTCATTATTACTTAACTCCGTTAACATTGATGCAATTAATACGGATATAATTTGTTTTCGTTGATATTCCTGTAATTGAAATATTTTAGTAATTATATTTTTTGTTTTATTATTCATTTTTAAATTGTTTTATTATTAATTTAATATTAATATATTATTCAAATAAGATACACTTTTATTATTTAAAAAGGTGCGTAAATTTATTGCTTTATGGTCTTGTATTTTTTGCATAGTAGTAACAATATTTTCAATACTTACTACATTAGGTGCTTCAATAGTATTTTTATTTATTTTAACTTTGTTTAACTCTGGTGCAAATTTATGTTTTTCTATCTTTATTTTTTTGGTACTAATTATTTTATTTATTAATACTTTTTTCTCTAGTAGCTCGGCAAGGCTTATTATCTCTTTTTGAAAATCGTGTTTTAAAAGTGTTTTTGCATCAATATTTTTTAGTTTTAATCTACTATTATAATAGTACTTAATTTTTATTTCTTTGGCGTTTTTCAAATGTATATTAAAATTACCTAACAAATTTACATTTGTATTTTTTATTTCTTTATTTATGTAATCTAATTTTTCAGCTATTGTATCCATATTATTATAAGTTTATGTTAATTGTTTTAAGTTCTTTTTTCATTATATCGGTTAATAAAAATTTGCTATTGATACCGAACTTTTTTCTGTGTCTTGTCAAATCATTGGTTAAAATCATTTTGTCAATCTTATTATTTGTTTCAGTATAAACGATAAAATCCTTTTTAGTAGTGTAAATTTGTACGGCTTTAAGTATGTTGATATTCATTGTTATATGTTTTTTAGTTCGTTAATATTAATAAATTCATTTCCCCAATTATCTATATTGATAATATATTTGTGATTAGGTGAAGCCCTGCAAACTATCTTAGCACCGTTTAATTGTAAAATATTTACTGCCTGTTGTAGTACATTACCAGTTCTGTAACAATAGCTAAAAATCTTACTTACTTTTTTATCGGTATAATTATCAGTTATTTTAATACGTGCGCCTCTGTAATTTGTAGGCCCTAAAAAAGTTACTTCAATAGCTCTAGTATTTTTTATTTTATAATATTCCATCTTATTTATTTTTATAGTTATTAATTTCTTTTAATACCTCTATTTTTGCCTTGTTTTTAGCTATGTTGATTTCGGTTTCTAATAAATCCAGCTGGCTGTTGATATACCAGTCGTCGTTTAAATTTGCGTAATCTCTTAATTTTTCTATTGATTTCATTGTCTTAGTTTTATAGGGGCGCATGCGCCCCTTTGTTAATATTAATTGATTTCCTCTTTTAAATTCTCTAAAGCCATTTTATACCCGAATTGGATAGCCATTTGCATCGCAATCAATGTCCCAGTTCCATTGCAAGCACTTGCGAAAGACTCTAAATCTTCTCTGTTTTTTGGTGTAGCTACAATGCTGCGTTCCATTGATTTCAATTCTTTTTCGATAAATTCGTTTAATGATTCCATTTTTTTAATGTTTTAAAATACTGTGCCTTATTGACGGTGTAAAGATACAACTTATTTTCGAATACACAACAAAAAAAACAAAAAACTTTACAATTTAAGTTTTTTTATGTTTTTCACTCCTATAAATATAGGCTAAATTTGTAGAGCCTTTACCCGTCAAAATTAAGGTACACTATTTAGAATCAAAATAAATAACAAAAATGTTTGTGAGAACCAAAAAATTATTTTACCTTTACATCGTACTACGACGGGTACGGGTCTGGACTGAGAGGTTCGAAAGAGTAGACTCCGTCCTACCCTAAACTCAAATTATCAAGAATCATTCTAAATAACAAAAATACCCCCATCATATTAAACAGCCCCCATCATATTAAACATAGGGTATCATATTAAACATCCCTCCATATTAAACACACCCCATCATATTAAACAAAAAAAAAGGGAGACAAAATTAATTGACCCCCTTCATATTAAACATTTTATTTTTACCTTATCACATAAACTCCAGAGTTTACTCCTTGTACTAAATACATCATACCATACCTAATAGCATCTATAAAGTGATTAAACTTATCTATTGGTGCTTCACCCTTATCTTTCCATACATAGTTGTTTAGCTCTCTTATTATACCGTGAGAACCTCTATCTACTACTATCTCATAATCTTGCATTAAAGCAATACCTGATAATATACTACCTTTCTTCTTTACTGTAGGCTTTATATTAAGACCCAATGTTTTCATCTCTGATATTAAACGTGGCTCACTATTATCACAAATAATCAAATCCATACCACACTCTCTTCTATTCATACCTGCTATCTCAGATGTGTTTAGATTAGGTTTTCCGTAAATTTCCTTAACCCAAACCTTTCTTGCGTTCTTATCTACCGAAATCTTCACAAGTGTCGTTAAATCGGCTGAAAATCCAAAATCCTGACCATAGCAAGTAAGTTCTGTAGGAATAAAGTCTCCAACTCTCCATTTTCTTATAATAGTACCTTCTGCTTTCTCAAGCCAACCTCCTAATATTTGGTGTTGATACTTGTCTGGTCTCTTACGTTTCATCTCGTAAATTCTCTCTAAGAATGATTTAGATAAGTTCTTCTTATTATCTTTGTAAGTTGTATGAACATAAGTAACGTTACCCTTAACCATATTAGAGGCTGCCAATACGTTTTCATTTTGGAAGAACCTCTGATATATCCAATGCTCTTTAGTTGTTGGATTCAATATAAGAATAACTCTGTTCTGTTTAGTTTGTGAACGTATAGAGAAGTCAATCTTATCAAATGTACCTTCATCTACAAGTTCCTCTGCTTCATCAACTACAAACGTAGTTATACCATTCAAGGATTTAAGTGCAGCAGTTTGATTACCAGATGATGTTCTAATACCTTTAAATATTATAGAACTACCTGTCTTTAGGTTCATAATCTCATCTTTAGTTATCCTAAAATCATCGTGAACTCCCATTAAGTTAATCTTCTCAATAAATTCAGGTATAATAGATGTATGTGCTGACATCATAGTATAACGTGAAAACAGTATCTTATGACCTTGTTCGTAGGTTAGGTTAAGTAAGAATACGTTTATACCAAACGACTTACCACTACCCCTACCCCCTGTAACAACAAAATACCTACTCTCATTCTTGAAAATAGGTATGTATTTTTCGTGTATGTCTATCTTACTCATCTTTTGGTGTTACGTCTATAATCTTCTCTTTAATCTTCTTACCTTCAATACTATCTCCAAAGAAATTAATCACAGGAGCATTAGGTTTCTTAGTAGAGGTTTCTTTGTCTTCATCATAAGCATAGTCCATAAGTAATTTCATATGATTGTAGCTACCTTCTTTTGCTTTCTTAGCTAAACTTTCAAAAGCATTTACCTCACTACCAAATACATTCTTGATAGCTTTCTTAGCATATTGCTTCTTACGATTCTTCTTAGCGGTATTCATTGCAGGTTTGTTAGACCTCTCTTTATCTGGTACAGGTAGCTTGGGAATAGATTTCTTTCTGCTATTCCCTTTTCTACCGTCTGTTGGCTTAATCTCTTGTGAATTACTCATATTATGATAACTAATGTGTTGTTGTTTTGTTTTTTAGCTATAGTAGTAATAGTTATCTTGCTCACCTCTTTCAGCCTCGTAATAGTTCTTTGTAATCTCTATTTGGTACTCTAACAAGCCTGACAAGTAACCACATAGAAAGGTAACATCTGCATCAGATAAATCATAAGTATCTTCTCCTTCTAATATATCTATCCTTAGCACTTCGTTTATGTCAAGGAATAAATCTATTGTATAATCCTCTCCTTCATAATAGATAGAAACCTCGTTTGGAAGTGGGTTCGAAGAAAAGCCTTCTGTTGAATATTCTGGTCTTATTGATAATATCTTATCCTTTAGTTGTTCTTTCATAATATTTTTGTTTTAAAATAATTCTGTTTGTTTTACGTCTTGTTTTCTTATTATACCTAAAGCAGTTTCAAATATTGTTTTTCCAGCATCATAATCCACCAAATTTCTACCTATCTTAACTTTACTTTGTTCTCCTTTATAAGTACTTAAATCTATTTCGTGAAACTTACAAAGTTCTTGCAATTCGTTTTTTGTTTGCGATATTTTAAAACGTCTATCTCGTAAATTACTTGGTAAATTAAAATTAGTCCAATATAAATGTCTACCTCTCTTTTTAGGGTTTAACATTGGTTGATAGTAAGGAATAACATTCTCAACAACATACTTGCCCTTAAAGTGATAATCTAATAAAAGTATTTCTGAATATAAATTCATATTCGGATAAGTTGGACTCTTACCATTAGCACCTATTGCCCAATACCTGGCTCTACTATGTGTAGGACAAGGAGGAGAACTCCATATGAAATCAAACTCATTATAATGTTCAAGTAAATATTGATGTGCATCAGCAACTATTACTGTATCGTTTGGAAAACGTTCTTGATATATTTTAGCAAGTTCTTTATCTAATTCAACAGCAGTAACCTGAATGTCTTCTTTTACTTCGTTCCACTTATATCGGTTTCCACCCAAACAAGCATATAGGTTTAATATTTTCATCCTTGATTATTTTTATAATTATTTAAGAAAACCTCCATAGTTGGTTTAAATTCGCTTATAGAAGATATAACTGCATTATTCTGTTTAGCTAACATTCTATACTTCTTAAATAAGAAATTCATAGTTTTAATGTCTCTTTTTGCTCCAGAAAAAGCTATTGTTATCATCTCTCTAACACAGTATGCTTGTATCTTACTTTTACCAAACTCTTTTGATAATTCAGATATTTTATCAATTAAATAAAAAGAAAATTGTTTATCTAAAATCCTTGCACTACCATCTTTAAAAGCTAAATGAGATGCTCTACCTCTTGAGAAGAAACAATTAACTACATTACCAACAGAAATATTATTATAGTTAGATAAATAAGAATTGTAAACAACATCGTAATCTTTATTGTATTTTGAAAATGCCTTTAAGTAATCTAAAGTACTCCAGGATTTATTACCATTATTTAAGCTAATAATACATTCTAAATGCTCAGACTCTTTGGTAGTATCAACCCAACTAATAATGTATGCTGGTATTGTCTTTTGGTTTAACGACTTAGCACTTTGAATTCTATGGTGACCTTCTATTACGTCTCCAGTAGAGGAAACAACTATTGGCATCATCCAACCATATTCATTTAATTTACTCTTAAAGTTCTCTGAATGTTTATCAACAGTATCTCTATTAACTATCGCTGCTTTTAATTTACTTAAAGGGTAATAAGCATTGTACTCTCCTCTTTTAATTTCTTGATTAATCATTTTGTTTGTTTTTAATTATTAATATTATTTTGTTATGAGACAAACCTACAATACTTTTTTAGATTGACAATACTTTTTAACAAATTTTAACATTTCTTTAACATTTACCTGTCCACCCTATCTTTACTTCTCAACAGTTCTATCTCCCTATTTAAGTAGTCTTGTGCCTTAATTAAGTCAAGTAGTTCATCGTGCTTCTTACCTGCTCTTGCAATATACTTGATGATATTACCTCTACAGAAGTTTAAATCGTAATCTCTTATAACATCTATAATGTCATAATCTTTTCCGTTCTCGTAATGTGGTTGTGTACCTCTCATAATTAATTATCTTTGATTGTAACTATTATTTTTATTACTATTATTACAAATACTGTGATTAAAATTCCCATAATATAAAATTTATTGATTAAAAGCAGTAACCTTCCATAGAGGTTTCTCCTAAAAAAACTTGACATTCATCTTTATTTTTCCAACTCCAAGATTTAACTCTTAAACTAACAAT